ACAATATTTTCGCTTCTATGATTTGCGTATGGCACTTGGTGTTACAACCGCAGGTCAATTGTCTATTCGTTGGATTGAAGGTAAATTGAATGACTATCTAAACAAATTACTCAAAACGGATAAAGATTATGTTATTGCATCGGATACTGACTCAATTTATCTCAACCTTTCATCGTTGGTGGGTACTGTCTTTCAATCGGGAAACGAAACTCAGAAAATTATCTCCTTCATGGACAAGGTGTGTGAAGATAAAATCCAACCGTTTCTTGACAAGAGTTACCAGGAACTTGCTGATTATGTTCATGCGTATCAACAGAAGATGCAAATGAAACGAGAAGCTCTTGCAGACAAAGGTATATGGACTGCAAAGAAACGATATATTCTCAATGTTTACAATAACGAAGGTGTTATCTACAAAGAACCAAAACTCAAAGTGATGGGTCTTGAAATGATCAAGTCATCAACACCATCGGCTATTCGTGAGAAGATGACTGAAGTTACCAAAGTGATGTTGACGGGCACAGAATCAGATGTACAAGAATTTATTGCAAATTTTCGTGAAGAATTCAAGACACTGCCACCAGAAGAGATTTCTTTTCCAAGAGGTCTCAATGGCCTAAACACATATTCTGATCCTGTTTCACTATACAAGAAGGGTACACCAATTCATGTCAAAGGTGCGATTCTCTATAATCATTTTTTGAAGCAGTACAACCTTACAAATAAATATCCACTTATACAAGAAGGTGAAAAACTCAAGTTCACATATCTGAAAACTCCTAATCCTTTCAAAGATATGGTCGTTTCATACCCTGGTCGTATACCAAAAGAATTCAATTTGAGTGAGCACATTGATTATGATACTCAATTTGAAAAGGCATTTCTTGAACCAGTCAAAGTCATTCTTGATTGTATGAATTGGCAGGCCGAAAAAATAAGTACCCTCGACAGTTTCTTTTCATGACCCAAGTATTACTGCCATTTTTGACAGCAATTGCTTTGTCAACGATTGCTGCTTTCTATTCGGTGATTGGTCTTGCACAAATCTTTCCTGGTTCTTTTTGGCCAATTGTTGTCATGGGTACAGTTCTTGAGATTGCAAAACTTGTAACAGTGTCTTGGCTATATAACAATTGGAATGTTACAGTGCGTGCTATGCGTTACTATTTTGTCATTGCAATTGTGTTTCTGATGTTGATTACTTCAATGGGTATCTTTGGGTTTCTTTCACGAGCTCACATAGAATCAAACATTGTTGTTGGTAGTAACTCCGTTCAAATAAAGATACTTGAACAACAAGAAAATATTGCCAAAGAAAGACTAGGTTATCTTCTAAAAAAGGCTGGTGATGATCCAGAAAGAATTAGTAGAACTACCGACCGTGCTATACAAGAAACTCAGGCAGAGTTGAAGAGATTGTCTGAACAAAAACTACCATTACTCAAAGAAGAAAATGAATTACTTGCCGAAGTTGGTCCAATCAAATATATTGCTGAAGCACTATATGGAAAAGAAGACCCAGACTTCATAGATAAGGCTGTAAGAGTTGTTATACTAATTATTATTATTGTATTTGATCCACTTGCCATTCTATTACTCATTGCGGCAAATCAAAGTTATCGCAAACTAAAAGAAGAAGAAAAACCACAAGAAGAAGAACCGAGAAAAAAGGCAAACAAAAAAAGAAAGATTGACAATTCGCCTGTAGTTAGTGTAGAATCATTTATTGATGAAGAACACGAACTAATACCCAAAGATAAAATTACCAAACTTGATGGAGGTTCCTTCTAATGACACTACTTGATAAACTGAAGAAAAATACGACAATCAAAGATTCTGCTATTCTTTCAAAGTCAAAATTCTTCACAGACAAAGATGTAATACCGACTGATGTGCCAATGATCAATGTGGCACTTTCTGGTCGTCTTGATGGTGGTCTTGTGCCAGGTCTTACAATGCTGGCTGGGCCATCTAAGAATTTCAAAACAGCATTTGCTTTGCTGATGGCTTCGGCCTATCAGAAAAAATATTCTGATGCAGTCATTTTATTTTATGATTCAGAATTTGGTACACCACAGAAATACTTTGAAACATTCAACATTGACATGGATCGTGTTCTTCATACACCAATTACGGATGTTGAACAATTGAAACATGATATCGTCAATCAACTCTTGTCAATTGAAAAGAATGACAAAGTAATCATCGTACTTGATTCAATTGGTAATCTGGCATCTCGTAAAGAAGTAGAAGATGCAACTGAAGGTAAATCTGTTGCAGATATGTCAAGAGCAAAACAAATCAAGTCACTCTTTCGTATGGTAACACCACATCTTACAATCAAAGATATACCTATGGTTGTTGTGAATCATACCTACAAAGAGATTGGTATGTTTCCAAAAGATATTGTAGGTGGTGGAACAGGTTCTTATTACTCCGCAGACACTATTTGGATTCTTGGTCGCCAACAAGATAAAGACGGCACAGAAATCAAAGGGTACAACTTCATCATCAATGTTGAGAAGTCTCGTTATGTCAAAGAAAAATCAAAAGTACCAATTACAGTTTCATTTGATGGCGGTATCAATCGTTGGTCTGGATTGATTGACCTTGCAATTGATGGAGGATTTGTATCTAAGCCATCTCCTGGTTGGTATGCAAAAGTAAATCAAGACACTGGTGAGATTGGTGATAAGATTAGGTTTGCTGATACTCAAAAGAAAGAGTTTTGGCAAGATATATTGACAAGTGATAAATTTCAAAATTATGTTCAACAAAAATATCAAATTGCATATGGCGACATTATGGGAGAAACTTCAGTTCTGGAAGAAACAGAAACCGAAGTATAGATTTCAATACAGAGAAGGTGATACAACTTGGGTTGAAATTACATCAGGCACTTACGCTGGTGTAATTTTTTCTTATGGTACGGTCAAATTTGTACCAGACTCTATTGTAGCAAAACTTCAATTTAGTTACAACATTCTACATTCAGGTGGACATGACAAAGACAGCTTGCAAAATGACGCAGAGTTTGTTACAATTATGGGTGACATACTTACAGAGATAATTATTGAAAATGAACCGACTAGAACAAACAATTCTGAAGAACCTTCTGTATAACGAAGAATACACTCGCAAAGTATTACCATTTATTCATGCTGACTATTTTTCAGACAATACCGAAAAAACAGTATTCAAAGAGATATTTGATTTTGTCAATAAGTACAAAAATCTACCAACACATGAAGCACTTGTCATCAACTTTACAGAAAGCAAATTTCTAACTGAACCACAAGTTCGGTCATCAATTGAACTTCTCAACGAACTCAAACAGAACAAAGAAGAAACTGTTGACCTTTCTTGGTTGACCGAACACACCGAAAAGTTTTGTCAAGATAAGGCAATCTACAATGCCATTATGGAATCGGTTCAAATTCTTGATGACAAAAATGGAAGAAAAAGTAAAGGTGAGATACCAAAACTTCTAAGTGATGCACTTGGTGTTTCGTTTGACAGTAACATTGGTCACGATTACATCAATGACTTTGATTCACGATATGACTTCTATCATCGTGTAGAATCTCGTATTCATTTTGACCTTGATATCTTCAACAAGATTACAAAAGGTGGTCTGCCAATGAAGACATTGAATGTGGCTCTTGCTGGTACAGGTGTTGGCAAATCATTGTTCATGTGTCATGTTGCCGCAAGTTGTCTGTCGCAAGGTCATAATGTTTTGTATATCACACTTGAAATGGCCGAAGAAAAAATTGCAGAGAGAATTGATGCCAATTTATTGAACATTGATATCAACGAACTACAAACAATTTCAAAACCAGATTATGAAAGAAAATTTGAAGCACTCAAAAGTAAAACACATGGCAAACTAATCATCAAAGAATATCCAACTGCTGCGGCTTCTACTTTGCATTTTCGTGCATTGCTGAATGAACTTGCACTAAAGAAAAACTTTCGTCCAGAAATTATCTTTGTTGACTATCTAAACATCTGTGCCTCTGCAAGAATCAAGGCAGGTGGTAATGTGAACTCTTATACCTATGTCAAGGCCATTGCAGAGGAACTAAGAGGTCTTGCCGTTGAATATAATCTACCAATCGTTTCTGCAACACAAACGACAAGGTCTGGTTTTACAAACTCAGATCCAGGTCTTGAAGATACATCAGAAAGTTTTGGTCTACCTGCAACTGCCGATTTTATGTTTGCTCTTATAACAAATGAAGACCTTGAAGCTCTGAATCAAATTCTTGTGAAGCAATTGAAGAATCGGTATTCTGATCCATCTTACTTCAAACGATTCGTGGTTGGTATTGACAAATCAAAAATGCGATTGTATGATACAGAACAATCAGCACAAGATGATATTCTTGATTCTGGTCAAGAGAATATACCAGATAAACCTCTGAATACATTTGGTAATCGTGAAAGTAAATTCAATCGTAACTTCTCTGGTCTGAAAGTATGAATCTAAACAAAGAACAAGCACTACAT